CCATCCACTTTGGCTGGAACTGGTAAATCTCTTGCTGTACCTTCCACTATCGACACATCTGTTGATGGTGAAATATCCTTCGAGTTGGTAAAAGCTAACTTCGATGCACCCTCTGTAGGTACGACCAATGCCGGCTACTTAGCTCAGTCAAGCACGGACGCTGCTGGATCAACTAAGTCTCTGTATTGCCAACCGAACTCTTTGACAATTAACGATAGCATTATTGCTACTCAGAATTTGGTAGGCATAGCTCGTGGTTGCAAATATGTGTATAAAAACACTATGCCCCCCGCTCCTGATGTTATCCTGAATAACATTAAGTGTTTGGAATTTGCCTTCAAGGGTCAATTGCAAAACTCTGGCTATATTGATTAATAATTAAATAAAAAACAAACAATATGGCAGCACCAGCACTTAGCTATCAAAGCTACGCATTACTTAATAATGCACTGCAAGAATTTGGATATGAAAATCTTAATTCTTTTTATAATACCGCCTTCGCCGATAAATTTGGTGGAGTAAAATGGAGAGATACATTTGCACTTGGAGACGCTTCTATTAGCGAAACCTATACGCAAATTACCACCGACAAGGGTTTGCCAGTTATGGCTCAGTATGTATCTTTTGACGCAGAAGGCCCAACTATTGCAAATGAAGGTTTTGCAATGTCCAGTGGAGACATGCCTGTAATGAAACTCGGTTTTAACTTCAACGATAAGTCAATGAAGGAAACTGAGAAGATTTTGCAGCTTGGGGGGCAAGTTCCATTGCAACCTGTCTTTGATAAATTCTTGGTGAACAACGCTAAGATTATCGGAGGTATTCATTCTCAGATCAATTATACCGCATATCAGGTAGAATCAACCGGAGCATTTACCACTACGGTTCAGAACAACACTGGTGGTATCCGTGGTTTGCAATTTGATTTCCAAATCCCAGCAATCAATAAAAAGAAAGCCGGAGGTTATGGATCTAACGGTACGAAATATGTATGGAGTGTTTCCGGGGCTAATCCTATTGGCGACCTTCGTGATATGTACAAGTACTCTGTTGACAACTTGATTCCCGTAGACGTATTCAGAATGAACAAGGCAACTTGGGAACTCCTGCTTAATCATACTACTACTAAAACGGCAGTGAATACTTATTTGTATCCGACTATCGCTTCTGGGAATATCGCAAGCATCCCAATGATGCCTGAGGTTGTAAAACAGTATATCGTAGGTCTCGGTTTGCCTCCTATCGAAGTTGTAGAGGATGTTAGTCTCGTTGAGGTTTACGATCCAGCTACCGCAACAATGGTACGCAAGAGTATGCGTGGATTTGCTGACAATACCGTAGTTCTTCGTCAGTCTGGTCTAATTGGAACTCTTCAATGGAGTATGCCTTCTTTGGCTTTCGCTACAGCCGCAAACCCTGCTTTCTTAACTGAAAACGGAATGATGCGTGTAGCTCAATACATTGATTCTCGTGCAGAAGCAATGAAGTTTGAAGCTAAATTTATTGGTATTCCGGTTCTTGAAACTCCAGAATTTATGTTGTATTTGGATACCGCTACTGCTGCATCCTAAATAAAATAGGGGCGAGAGCTAAAAACCTCGCCCCTTATTAAAAATAAAGCAAAATAATGACATTCGAAGCATACATCCAGGGTTTATTTCCAATGACTATTCCGCCAACCACATTAGCATCAATAATGCTTAATCGTGGCATTACGGCTTTGTCAGAAACGGGCACACTAACTGCGAAAGAGCAGCGTCTTGCCTATGCCGATATTTGTATGTACTTCGCAAAATCACCATCACAGTTCTCCGGAGTAAAAGACTCTGATAATGGGTGGTCACATTCAGAAGGATCTTCTTCATTTACGGCATCCGATAAGGCTGCGTATAGAAAAGAAGCTAATTCTATTTACGCAGAATATTCAGACCCACTATATACAAGTGGGCTTAAAATAAGATCACTGAACGGAACCGCATACTACCATGACTATTAGTAATCCGCAATATCCGCATACGTTTGTAATTACAAGGCAAATTAATACTGGTAATAATGCGATGCCAACGTGGATTACAGAGGTGGTACATAGTGGGGAATGTAGGTTTTACCCAGATAATGGAGGTTCTGAAAAAGGTGGGGTAAAAATAGCCGATTATAAAGTGTCTATTCCGAGTTACGATTTTAACATAAAAATTGGCGACTCTATAACGTGCTTCGGTCAGACAATGACCGACTTAATATTAAGAATAGATAGCAATTCGGTGGGTAGAATAACAACGGATGATTATGCAAGATTAGTGGTTATTAATGGCATTTTTACCGTTTCTGGTTTAATTAAGTTAGCGCACCCAGGTAATTTAGGAGCTAACATTTGGTTTAATATAGTAAGTAATTAATTAGCTATGACAGCGGCAGAAAAAGCAAACCAAAACTTAGTAGAGACGGTTGGGTTAAAAGAATTCTTTACTTCCATTATCGACATTTCAGACAAACGTTTTGAGGATCGATATAATGCTCTGGAAAAACTTATAAATAAAAATTCACAGGAGTCAAAGGAGGCTGTTAAATCAGCACTTGATGCTCAAGAAAGAGCCGTGAATGTGGCTATGGCTGCAAGCGAAAAGGCTGTTTTAAAGGCGGAAATAGCTGCCGAAAAGCGATTTGATAATTTTGCAGAAAATTATAACAAGAATTTGGAACGCATTTCAGCAGACTTGAAAAGCCTAAGTGAAAGCCGGAGTATGGGGAGTGGCAAGGATGAAGGTATGAAAAACCTGGGAACATTTATAGCCGCCGCGGTAGCTATATTAATTTCTGCCGCATCAATAATAATGGGATTTTTTAAAGCATAATGGCTTACGATAACAAATCGGTTATAGAGGCTGGAATTAAAAAAGCCCAGGGTATAGCGGATATGATTATATATGCGACATTAGAGGATGTCTGCGTAGAAGCGATAGAAATATCAAGAGAAAATCATGCTTATGATAACTACACTGTAAATTTACAGCAATCTATAGCGTGTGCGATATACCACGATGGTGGTGTAGTTTTTATGGATTGGACTGATAGAGATTGGAGCCAGTCAAAAGATGAATATAAGAATTTACAAGGCGATGGAATACATGATAATGGATCTAAGGATGCTAAAGATTTTTTAGACAATTATGTTTCATCCAAATCATGGGAAGTAGTCTTTATCGCTGGGGCAGAATACGCTCAAAATATAGAAAAAAAATACATAGAAAAAGGTGACAGAGTGGCAGTTCTTTGGGGCGCATTCACATTTATTTCAATGAATACAGTTAAAATATCGAAAACTCATAAAATAAAATAATGGCAGTAAATACATCATACGATACTATCAAGATAAGGGCGGCACTCTATTCAAGTCTTGCCACTCTTAATATATGTAATGATATATTTGTCGGAAGCAGGCCGAGTTCTATACCTACAACCATGTCTAAATTTATGGTTATAAAGATAGCCAATATAGATGACCAGGTGGCGATGGGCGAAACGATGGCAAGCATTTACATTTACGTCAAAAATGCGACTGGTGGCATAGAAGATTCTGTAACGCAATCATCTTTATTCCAGTCAATCATATCTACATTACCAATAAACACAACGAATTACAGGTTCCATTATAATACGAATAGCTCAACGGTACAGGACGGTCTGGGTTTTTCGGTTCAAATTATTAATTTACTAACAATAATTAAACACGATTAAGACATGGCAATAGCACACGTTCAGAAATTAGCCACTGGTGGAATAACATCCATCAAGTACGCCGATAAAGCTGAGATTGCGGTTGGAACTGTTTGGACGGAAACGTTTTACACATTACGGGATTCCGTATCTGTAACACAAGCAGAACCGACAAAAGCTGAAATACTCGTAGATCAGTTGGATGCCCCTATTTATCTTAACTACACAGATGGTGATTTTAAGGTAACGGGAACTATTCCAAACACGGCTACCGCAGTATTGGCTCTTATTTACAACACAACCACGGCTCCTTACGCTCCTGCTGGATATACGGCTACCGGAGTAAATACTAACATTAAAGTTCTGAACAAAATGTGGCAAATCACATTTGAATCAGGGCAAGTTATAATTATCACCAACGGCGATTTTGCAGCTGCCTTGGATGGATCATCATTAAAAACAACCGCACTTGCTCACAAATTCACTATTGTCGCTAAGGCTGGAACAACCGGTATCGCACAAGGTGCAGAGGTAGTAATGTGGAATTTAGTATAAGACATGGCAGTAACACAAGAATTAGCAACTGGTGGAATAGTTTCCATTTCAGTAGCACCCGTAGGGATCTTATCAGCGGTAACAGATTGGACTGAATTGTTTTATACGCTAAGGGACTCTATCGCATTTACTCAATCAGAACCAACCATGGCCAGTATTAATGTTGACCAGTTGGCACTTCCGGTATATGTTTCATTTACAGCGGCATCTGTTGTGCTTACTGGTACTATTCCGGACTCAGCGGTCGAGGTTTTAGAATATCTGTATGAAACTACGGATACTGACCCATACGCTCCGGCTACACATACCGCAACTGGCGTAAAAATAGGAGCTAATCCTATTAATACGATGGCTAAGATTGAGTTTGATAGTGGTCATGTTGTAATCATCACCAACGGTACACTTGTATCATGGATGGATGGTTCCACATTGAAAACCACAGCCCTTAGTCAGAAATTCTCTATCACAGCGAAAGCTGGCGCTGGAGGTTTGGTTGGGGAAGAGGCAGACTTTGTAATTTGGCATAAATCATAACTTATGCGTAGTAATTAATCCTATCAAGGGGAGGGGTAAACGCTCCTCCCCTTATTATTTAAAAAAAATAGTATGACGAAAAACCAACCTACAACGGCGCAAGAACAGGAACTGATGGCGGTTAATGACGATAGAACCAGCGTAGTATCTATCCCTGGTAGAAATAGCGTAATGGTAGGATTCATGAAACCTTATGCAACGGAGAGATTCACTAAATTAATGCTTGATTCTAACGTAAAAGTTGAGAGTGGTAGTGAGATTGAGGCTCTTAATATAATCAAAGAGAAGTCTACGATTCCCCATCGTCTTGCCTCTATTGCATTACTAAACAAGATGTGGAAGATTAAATTATTCTATTGGATTAAATGGAGATGGATGGCTTATGTTCAGGAGTGGACTTTTGACCAATGCTTTCCTGTTATACTTGAGGGCAAAAAAAAAATTCCATCGGAGAGTTACGCTTGGTGTATAATGTTGGGGGTGGCGATGATGGAGACGACGATGACGATGACGAAGAAGGAAGTAGAGCAATACCGTCAGGAACTTTTATTGGTACAAGATCAGCATTCGCAGAAAAATATCCCTGGGCAATAAAACCAAGGTTTACTATATTTGGATGGGTAGATGCTTACATTTATAGGTGCGTTCTCAGTAATGCTAAAATAGAGCTAATGAGTACTGATTTGCCTCAAATAAAATATGCTAAGCATAAAGAAAAAGATGCAAGTGGGAATGTTATAAAAACGAAATTTAAACCAGAGGATTTCTCAGAAGTAGATGCGTTAAACATAGCCGCAGCAGAGAGGGCAAGACTTAAACGTGAGTCGGATCAAGGGCAAAAAGTTAGCATGTCCGCATTATTATCAGGAGAAATAAAATTATAATAATATAAAATCATGGCTGGAGAAGGCGACTTAGGTTCATTATATTTCACATTAGGATTGAATGATAATGATTTCAAGACTAAAATGGCGGGTTTATCTGCCCAAGTTGAAAAGGCTTTAAACGGATCGTCATCTGGAAACCTGAGTCCGTTCAAGAAAATGAGTAAGGATGTATCCGAGGTTATAGATAAGACCAGGAGCCTTGCCGTGGTATCTGGAACTGTAGATGATGGATATAAAGAAGCCGTAGCTGAATGTGTAAGACTAAAAAAAGAACTTGATGATATAAAAGCGTCATCTTTGGGCTTAGCCACAAGTATTGATAAAGAAAATAAGGCAAGAGAAAGGGGCGTATTAGCGGCTCAGAAACAAATTGAACTCTCGGCTAAAATAGCTCAAAAAGAGCAAGAATTAGCCGATAAGGTGGCTGCTTTGAAAATCAAACAACAACGCGCCGATGAGAATTTAGTCCAAAAAATATTAGACGGAAGATCCAAGATCAGGGCTAAAGAAGATACCGATGGCCAGGCCACAATAGCCAGGGCTAACCGCATAGCTTCTGCTCAAAAGCAGGCATTAAATAATAGTATAAGCAAAGGTTTAACTGGGTCTATGCTTGAAACTACGGGCGATATAGGCAAGCGTAGTGATGCAATAAAATCATTAAATTCGTATTATAGAGATCAGGAATTAATAACAAGAAAGCAAGGTCAGGCTTCTGACAAAGCCGCCGCTACTGCCACTAAGCACGCCAACGCAACCCGTGGTCTTGGTGCATCTCTCCTATTTTCCAATGGGCAGATGAGTTCAAGCGTCCGGCTTTCTGGAGCCTTATCTAACCAGATGGGAATGCTATTTTCTGTTTACGCGGCCGAAAGATTCGTAAAAGCCTTAGTTGACATTAGAGGGCAGTTCGAGATGCAGCAAGTTTCTCTGCGAGCTATCTTGCAAGATGCAGGCGCCGCCGACAAGATATTTACGCAGATCCAAACTCTTGCCGTAAAATCCCCATTCCAATTTCTCGACCTTGTTAGTTATGCGAAGCAATTAGCTGCATTTTCAGTTCCAGCTAAGGAATTATTCGAAACTACTAAAATGTTATCTGATGTATCCGCCGGTCTTGGTGTAGATATGTCCAGAATGATCCTTGCCTATGGTCAGGTAAAAGCCGCATCGGTGCTTAGGGGTCAGGAGCTCCGACAATTTACGGAAGCGGGTATTCCGTTAGTGGCTGAACTTGCAAAGAAGTTTGAAGCACTTTCTGGGGTAGCAACTACTACCGGTGATGTATTTGATAAAATATCTAAGCGCGAAGTTCCATTTGCTATGGTGTCTGGTATTTTTAATGAGATGACTTCTGCTGGAGGCAAGTTTTATAAGATGCAGGAAATCCAATCCGAAACTTTAAAGGGAAAAATATCCAATCTTGTAGATGCTTATCAGATCTCTTTAAATAAACTCGGTAAGAGCCAGGACGACGTGTTAAAAGATGGGGCTGATTTGGCTATGAGAATGGCTACTAATCTTGAACCTATTATTAAGGTTTTGGGTACGCTGATATTGACTTGGGGGTTGTATAAGGCGGCTCAAATGGCGGCTATGGTTCCGGCGTTTTTTCAGAATATAG